AGGGGAGAGTATTAATGCAGTTAACTACTCTCCCCTTTTGTAACACATAATGAGTTTCCTCAATATGATAAGTAATACCCTAAAAGTTTTATGTCAACCTTTATTCCACATTTCGTAAAATTCATTAACTATCGTAGATAGCTTTCCCACCTTTTTTTTATCCCCAAACCAATCAATTTGTTTTTTAGATAATTTTTTATTATCCAATAATTTAAGCAATATATTCTTATATCCCCTACCTAATCTATCTCCAATATATTTCACACACCCCATAACCAATTCTCGCCGTACATTGTGAGAGTAATCAAATCGTGAACTTTTATCCTTGATAATGTATGTCGTGGCTTTTACACCCACCAATCCAGATTTGTTATAATCCCCTTGTAGCTTGTCCAGAACTTTGTAATCATAAAGCATGATAGTATCTGTTAGCAGTAACGTATCTAGGGTTGTCTGATCAACTACCCTCATTCTTACTTTATTAGACTTCCCTACAAACTCTGGCTTGATTACCTTATGGTCTCGTATATAGATTTTTTTAGAATGGTGCTTTATCATCTTTTATAATTTGTGGTGCTAGAAATTTATCTCTTTCGTAAAACTCACTTGTTGGAGAATAAGCAGTAGTGTTCTTATTAAATAACAAGCTACAATCTCCAATAGCACCTACCCAAGAAAATCTACATTTCCAAACTATAATTTCACTTACATTAGTCTGAGATGGGTTTGGTCTATGAACAGTAAGACCGACATCAGCTTTTGCAAACCATGATGCACTTCCAGAAATATCATACCCCTTTGGTGGTGGTACTGTTCCGTCATCTTTTCTCATCATCTTTGTTGGGTGTGCAACAAACCAAATATGTATGCTATGTGCTTGAGCAAAAACCCTCAGCTTTGTTAACATCTCAGATATCCAATCTGTTTCTGACATGTCTTGATCTCTTGCTATGTAGTTGTAAGGGTCTATAATTATCCCTCTTACCCCATGTCTCATAACTGCAATCTTCATTCTCGTGATTATGCTATCTAAAGATGATAAACTTCCATCTGCTTGATACAAAAAGCTAAAATGTTTTTGCACAAAATCCTTGCCCTCTTTCAACTCCTGTTTGGACATACGGGTGTATTCATCTCCAAAAAATGGTTTTTCTAAATACTTACTAATTAATTTTGAAATATGTATTCTTGGTTCATTTTCAAAAGAACAAATACCAAACTTCCATTGTTTTTCTTTTGCTATGTTTACCATTATCTGATCAATAAATTCAGATTTACCAGATGATGGGTGTCCAGTAACCACAGATAGCTGACCCTCTACAATGGTGTATATTGCGTCTACCTCTTTGTAACCAGTAGAAACACCAGTTCCAATGCCCTTATTGTATATATCATCAACCTCTTCATAAAAATGTTCTGCGTCATACAACCCACTTACTGGATAAGGAATAGGTCTCGTTGATATCTCATCTAATTTTTCTACACCAAACTTTGTTAAAACTTCGTTGGCATCTTTACAACCATCTGGGTATTCTATTTTCCAACACTTGTCTTTTCCAACTCTTCTGGCTATCTCTTCAGCCATAGCTTGACCAGATTTATCATTGTCTAATGCCAAGATAATTTTATTGCACTTATCTAGCTGAGACTTTGCGTTCCAAATAAATCTAAACTTTGTGTCCTCTTGTGGGTCTATTTTGCCATCTGTAACTTTCATTACAGCACCATGAGGAATAGATATAACTTGCTTTAAACCTATTTCTTTAAAACTTAAACAATCTATTTCTCCCTCACAAATGATAACCCAATCTTTTTCATCAATGCTATCAATGTTATAAAAGTTTAAAGCAGAACCATGACTTGAAAATCCTTTTTGTGGAAAACTTCTAAGCTTTGCATACTCCATTTTTCCTTGATTAAAATAAGGAAAAACAATGCAATTCTCTTCTTTGTTAGTGCCAGATATAAATTGTTTAGTAGATTTTAAACCAGAGTTTATAGCAGTTTCTTTTGATATTCCCCTCGTTTTCAAATAACTCACTACGTTATCATCAATATCATTCCATTTTTTTTCAATGCTCTGGCTCAAAGGTTCTCTCCGTATTAATTTAAAATTATCATGTTTTATTTTTATTGCTCCATCTTGTGAGCAATGCCAACAATTATAGAAAATGCTATTCTCTTCTACTTTTAATGATAAAGTTTTTATGTGTTTCTTTTTTCTAAGGTGGGTGCAGAAAGGACAGTTTACTTTGTGCTGACCATTCCCTAATCTCAAGGCATCATGCCTTATGCTTTCGCTTACTTCCATAAGTTCTCTCCATGTGTTACAGAAAAAAACATAATCATAAAACAATCCATAATCAAGTCAAAAGTTAACATTAACTTATAAGTTTAGGATTAGAGATGTGTGTTCTTGATTCGCTGCCAGATCCATCACAAACAGACGAATAAAAAACAAAACTTTTAATCCCCCTATACTAGTAACTAGTATACTAGTATATAACTAGTATAATATATTATAAATATATTATTAAACTAGTATACTAGTTTTATACTAGTGATACCTTGATGAATGGTTTTGAATTAATCTTTTTAATTTTTCGCCTAAATGTCTGGCAATAATTCTTTTACTTATTAAAATTTCGTAAATAGATTTTCTTACATTTTCTGTATTAAGGTCTGCTAAGTCACAAACCTTTGAGAAATCATCTCCTCTAATCCAGTTGCCTATTCTAACTTTCTCTTTTGTCGTGCCTAGATAACTGTCAGAAATCGCTTGGCAGACTACAAACCTCCATAGGCGTAACTCTGATGTGAGTTCTGGGTTGTTCCCTATCAATTCCCCAGAATATATGTTTCTGTTTAACTTGTCTGTCATTAACATATATCTTTCCTTGCATACAATCTAGTATCACGCTTTCATCTAAATCTGGTCTCCTTGATGCATAGTATATTTTTATCTCAACTTTAACATCAAGTTCAATAAGTTTTTCTAATTGTGGGCATTGTTCTGCAAATGTTTTTACATAATCCCTAGCTTTTTGGGATTTTATAACACCCAATCTTTTTCCAAATCTTACAATTTTTCTGCTATTGCTCTTACTAGCTGGCTCTCCGTTAACAATAAATTTAGTTGCTTTATATATTTTATTTGACATTATTTTACTTCGTATTATATATATGTATAACACATAGGAGTTTTTTAAATGAAGATTACCAATAAATTTGGTTTGCCACAACCTTTTGTTGATTTTATAAAAAATGACAAATATAGCAAAGGTAGTGCAGATATATCAGTTACTTCGTTAATTGATAGTCCTAGGGTTTCTTTAATGAGACAAAAACACTCAGATGACATAGAGATAGACGCAGTTGACCAGATATGGTCGCTATTTGGAACTTCAGTTCATGCTATATTAGAAAGATCAGAAGATACAGTTTACTCAGAAACAGAAGCAAGATTATATGCCAATGTCAATGGTTGGAATTTATCTGGTGCAATAGACAGACAAGAAATAAACAAAGAAGATGGAAGTGTTAATTTAATTGATTACAAAGTAACTTCTGTTTGGTCTGTCATATTTGGTAAAATAGAATGGGAAAGACAGTTAAACTGTTATGCCTATTTGTGTGAGCAAAACTACCATGAAGTTTTTACTCCATTCTCAAAAGAAAAGAAACAAGTCAATAAATTAAATATTTGTGCAATCTTAAGAGATTGGAATAGAAGAGAAGTTGGTCAGAAAGATAATTATCCCAAGACACCAGTAGTCATGGTTGATATACCTTTATGGTCTCGTGAACAACGCAAAAAGTATGTTGAGGAAAGAATCTCGCTACATCAAGATGCTCAAATAAATTATGATCTTTATAATAAATTGCCCTTATGCTCAGATGAAGAGAGATGGAAAAAAGATGATAAATGGGCAGTTAGGAAGAAAGCTCAAAAAAGAGCATTAAGAGTTTTAGACACAAAGCTAGAAGCTATTGATTATGTTGAATGGCATAAAAAAACTAATACTGCATACATGCCTAAATATACTGGTGGTTATGAAATAGATTTTCGCCAAGGCGAATATAATAGGTGCAAGGGTAACTATTGTTCCGTTGCAGATTTTTGTCAACAATACAACAAAGGAGAGGAAAATGGCAAAGAAGAAAACTAAAGAAGTCGCAGTTAAATTAACAAGAGCAAGAACTAAGAAAGGTATGTTTGTTGCTGATAATCCAGATACACCAGAAAACGAAGCTTTTGTAGAAACATCAATTAAAGTTAAAGCTGATATTGAAAAAGCAAAGACACCAAAAGTGCCAGTTTCTCATATTAGAGAAGCTACAGACAAAGCACAAAAATCAGAAAAACAATTTTTCTTAATTAGATGGTTTAAGATTATTTTTGGAGTTAAGTAATGGCTGAGATAAATGACAAACTAAAAAAACTTTTACAAGAAGTTGGAGAAATAGTTGATGTAAAAGATAGAAATAGTGCAGTTTGGTCTTTACCTCAGAATAAAAATGCTCTGATTGTAAAGCACAAAGCATTAGAAAAAGTTTCTGCACATCTGGGCATGTGGTTTGACCCACCAACTATGATTGAAAATAATACAGAAAAAGGTGTAGTTGCCTTATCTGTGCAAGGTTACATAGATGATGGAAAGGGCAAGAATACTGCTTGGTCTATTGGAGAAGTGAGTCCAAAAAATACATCTAATAAGTACATCTATGCAATGGCTGAGAAAAGAGCGATTGACAGAGTTATACTTAAATTACTAGGTGTTCATGGAGATTTTTACTCTGAAGAAGAAGCTGATGAGTTTAAAAAATCTGACTTACCAAAAGACCCACCAAAAAAAGAAAGCTTTGATGGTAAGAAAGAGTTAGATAAACTTGCAGAGACAAATGAAACTGCAAAGGAAATAAAGAAACACTTTCCTAATGCTGAAATAAAACCTTTCTTTGATGAGGTTAAATACTTCAAAACTTTAAATGATGACGAACAAAAAATCGTATCAGAACAAGATTTCATAAACACAATGAAAGAGTTTGTGAAACTAGAGGGTTATGACTACCAGAGGTCTATTAAACTTTGGGAACTTAACTCAGATTTGTTTGATCTTTATAAACAGAAAGATAAAGAGAAACACGCAGAACTAATGACATGGCTATCAAAAGAAACAAAAGGAGATAAATAATGGCTATAAAAGAAATGGAATACCCACCAAGTGGCTCAATATTCACTAACGATAGAAAAAGAGGTGTAAATGACCCAGATTATAATGGTTACTTGAAAATAACCTCTGACACACTTGATTACTTAATTCAAAAAAGAAAAGAACAAGTGATGCAATGGGAAGAACAAAATCCAGACATAGATTGGAACACAGTTGATAAAACTAAAATGTTTGATCTTGAGTTAGACATGGTTGCTTGGGGAAAGAAAACAAAGAGAGATACAAATTGGCTTAGGTTGATCGCTTCAATTCCAAAAGGAACGCAAAGCAAAAAACCATTCTAGGAGATTGTCATGGAAAAAAAGAAAGACAATGATAGTAGTATAGAGGGAGATTTTTTAAACTCTGATGGTGTTGCTAAGTATATGCATATCAGCAGAATGTCTTTATACAAAATCATAAAGACAGATGATACTTTCCCAAAAGGTCATTCTATATTATCTGGAAAAGTTAGGAATATAAAGCTTTGGAAAAAGCAAGACATTGCTGATTGGATTATCAGTAAAACTGCTATAAAAAGTGAACATTAACTTTTATGGGTATTAGACCTAAATACGAAACTAATAAAGACCTTGAGTACGAGGGTAGTGCTATTAATCATGTTTCTAAAATATGGAACGTAAACTTTAGCAAGCTACCCTTGTCATACAAATTAGACTACGCAATGTATAGAAATAATAATTTAATGGGTTTCTGCGAAGTAAAACGGCGAAAATATAGAAGAGCCGATTTTGAAACTTATATAATATCACTTGATAAAGTCATACAAGCAAATAACTTAGCCAAGATAACTAATACAAAATCTATTCTTTTGGTATCGTGGCTAGACGGATTAGGTTGGATTAACTTAAAAGAAAGTTTCTCTTGTAAAAGAGGTGGTCGTAACGACAGAAATGATTGGCAAGATATAGAGCCAGTATGTCATTTTAGAATATCTAAATTTAAAACTGTTAACATGTCAGATAAGTATGACGGAGAAATTAGTGTATGAGAATATGTTTTAGCAACTGGGAGTTTAATATTTCTTTGAGATACAGAGAGAAAAGAAAACCACATAACATATTAAACGCAAGAAGAAAGTCAGAGAAAAGGTTGCAAGTAAGCGAATACAAAAAACAAATTGGTTGTGAGAAATGTGGGTATAAAGATAATCCAGATATTTTGCATTTTCACCACATAGACCCAGTATATAAAATTGGAAACATATCAAGAATGGTTCAAAAAAATCATTCTATGGATAAAATATACAGAGAGATACAAAAGTGCAGATTGCTTTGTATAACTTGCCATCATAAAGAGCATGGAATAAAGGATAATTATGTTTAAAGCTATAGCAATAATATGCAGTGTATGGATTGCAGACGGAAGAGCAAAACAAGAATGTTATAATCATAAATTTGAATGGCAGTTTGAAACTAAAAAACAATGTCAGATTAGATTATTTCAATACAAATCAAGAGAGATATCGCCTTTTCATAAAGTTATAATAGATGAGTGTATCTATGTTAAAAAATCTTAGGAGTGAATAATGGAAAAAATTATTTTATGTGATAGATGCCAAGTATCAATGAAAAGGTTTGGAGTAAAGTTTGATGAGGGCAGAGTCATGATCGCATATGGTTGTCCAATATGTATGGTAAAAAAATTTGAAGAAGAAGATGAAGACGAGTAAAAACTATAAAAAATTATTTGCTGATTACTGGGGATATTGTGAAAGCGATATTTTTAAGTGTTGGTTGTGTGAAAAAGAAATAGCAGTAGACATACACCACATTGAACAAAAGGGTCTTGGTGGAGTTAAAAACAATCGTTTAAATAGGATTGATAACTTATTCCCACTATGTAGAAATTGCCATAACAAGGTTCACAGTAATAAGGGGATAAACGAAAAGTTAAAATTAATATTAAAACATAAAATACATAGGAAAGAAAATGAAAAAAGATAATGTAAATAGACCAAAGCACTACAGAAAAGGAAGTGTAGAGTGCATAGATGCCATAAAATCTGCTCTGGGAGATGGTTACAGATACTATCTTCAAGGCAACATTATGAAATATATATGGAGACATGAGCATAAAAATAAATCAGAAGATTTAGAAAAAGCACAATGGTATTTAAAAGAGTTACTTAAAATAAAGAGAGGGAAAAAATGAAATCTATTAGTGAAGAAGATGTCCAGAGAGCAGTGGATTGGCTTAGAGATAACGCAAAAGAATGTGCAAAAGCGAGAGCAACAAGAATATATTTAGATGAGTACAGAAAATCTTTGAAAGCTTTGTTGATGAGTAAATATCCAGACTTACCAATATCTGGTCAAGAAAGGCAAGCTTATGCCCATGATGACTATATACAACATCTTAAACTGCTTAAAGACGCAATATATGAAGATGAAAGGCTAAGGTTTTTCAGAGCTTCAGCAGAAGTTAAAATAGAAGCTTGGAGAACTCAACAAGCTAATATTAGATCAATAAAGCTATAATTATGTCTCATTTTAAGTTATCCTCAAAAGAGTTAGAATTATTTGTTTTAAGCATGAAAATACATTTGAGAAAAATGAATGAAGACCACCCACAATCTTATGTATTTAAACACCCAGTTTCTAAGCAAAAAAAATATTTAGAACAAACCATAGGTAAAATAGAGAACGAAATAAAAGTTAGAGCAATGAGACCACATAAAGTAACTGTATGAAAGTATTTATAATAGCAATAGTAATGTGGTGGGGTAATATCAATGAAATACCTCCAACAGACTCTATTGAAGTTTTGACGTTTAATGGTCAACCTCTTGAGTTTAAAACAAGAGAACAATGTTTCAAGCATGTGTCCGAAAATTTAGAGGACTTAAAGGAATTTGCCAAAGCAAACTACCCTACTGCCAATGCAGTGAAAACTATTTACTGCGTTGAGAGAATAAGAACTGGGATATAAAACCAACAATTCCATACTAGTTTTAGTTATCCAAGAGACGTATTTATACGTCTCGCTTATCGCCTAGGAATTGGGGGTTTTACTAGCTCCGTCTAATTACGCAGGTTTGGCTGCTTTAAGAAACAACAATTAAATCATAAACTTTTAGTGATTTGAGAATCGCAGCTCACGCGGCTAACTGCATGGAGAACTAAAATCCTAAACTTCTAGCGTGTATAAAAGTTAATGTTAACTTTTAACTAGCTTCTCTAAAACCAGCCGACCTCATGAGAATGAGCCCTCTTCTCATCAAATCGTTTATTCTGTCCCTTCTAATACGAATTAAGTTCTTTTTCATTGTTTCGTCTATTCTAGGGTTTCTCTCTATCTCTTTAATCTGCCGTAACAATCTGTTTCTAGCGTTATCTACAGCTTTCAGTCTTGGAACTATAGCTAATTGTTCTTTATTGTCTTCTAGTAACTCTTTTATCTTTTCCATATCACCTGACTTCCTAGCTATGTCATATCTAGCTAGTATCGTGAATAACGCTTTTCTATTCTCTAAATAATTAGAAACATCTTCTCTTTCACTTGGAGATGCTACTACTTTCCTTGCAAATGGAATGGCTCTAGTTACTGATCCCTGAAAATCACCGTTGATAGCGTCATAAATATTAGCTGGTGTTTCAAGTGATCTTTGTACAAACCTACCAACACCACCAGTGCTATAATCAAACCAAAACTCCATAACATCTGGAGATAAATCTATAAATCCACTCTCTACCTCATCTCCTCCTGTAATCGTATTTAGCGTATTTGCAATACTTTTTGCTATTCCACTTGTGCTTGACCAATATGCCTGACTATTTGGTGTAGGTCTTGATGCAAACTGAGGTGATTCTTTAAAGATTGGGTCTCCTTTGTAGTCTTCGTTGATAGCCACACTCACAAATGGGTCCAGAACTGTAGGTGCAGCCAAGTTATAGAAGTTATCAAATCCTCCAAATGGACTTAAACTTTCAAATGCAGTTCCAAATATAGTCCTACTTGCTTCGCCGGGTGTGTACTCGCCCCTTGCTGCGCGGGACATTGCCCTTCCTAAATTAACTGCTATGTTCATTCCATAAGCTAAAGGTATAGTAATAAACTTATCATCTGCTAAACCAAAGGTTGGTAATACAAAATTATGTTCTAGTATGTATCTTGGTAACTCATCATAATCTTTAATGCCATCTTCATCCTCATCTCCAGATAACATCGAGTTAAATGCATCTTGCATCAACCCGTACACAACTAGTCCAGCCCATACTTTTCTAACACGCTTTGATTTAACCGCAGCATTAATAAGCGCCATAGACCCCTGCAATGACGCATTATAAAATAAATACCAAGAATTTAAGAATTGTTTTTGCTCTCCACCTTTTGCAAAATTTACAGTTATATTCCTTGCCGCTTGTGCTGCGCGGGCAGGAGTAACGCCACGCTTTACTAAAGCAGTGTAAGTAGCAACACGAACACCATTTTCAACTGCTGTGTTATAATCATCTAAAAATTTACCTAATTTTTTAAACCCATTCTTTACAAGGCCAAGTTTGCCTTTCTTATTATTATCTGCAACATCACTTAATATTCCATTTATCCTATTCATTTGATCTTGCAAATCATTCATCTGATTAGTTGCGTTCTTACCACCTGCATTTACAAATTTTAAATATTCTTTTGCCCAAAACCCATCAGTGTCTCCATCACGAAGATTCTTTGCAATACCCTTTACAGCAGGAAGTGCGCCCTTTAGAACCTCAGACGTAAGTCCTTTTTCATCATATTGTTGAACATTTACACCGGCAGTTGCCAAATCCCTAGCAAAGTTTGGTATAACAAATGATGGATTATAAGTTGTGTTAATATTAGATAAATATCTGTTCAACTTACCAAGGGCTCGCGTAAAAGAGCCCACACTATCTGGTGTCATCATCCCTTTCATAGCTCTTGCTATTCTAGGGTCAGTAAATGTTACAAAAACATTTTGACCGTTCTCTCTTACAGTCAAAACCTTATCTTTCATGTCTTGAGGAATATCATCTCTGTCAAAATATACATGACTAATATGTTGCATTTCTTTCTGTAAGTTAACATTAACTTCTGTCTCTCCGTCTGCAACGCCTCTAACAAGCTGTAAATATGATAAACCAACCTTATTTCTTTCAGAGTCTGCTATAGATTTATTGTTCTGAGCAAATAAAGATGCAACTATATCACTAGCATAAAAATCTTGTAACTCGCCTTCTTCTGATCTTATTCTTCCTTTTGCTTTTCTATCTGGCTTTTTTAATGCACCAAATAAGTTTTGTATTACAAAGTTTTCCTGCCTTACGTCACCTTCGTTATCTGCATTTATTTCTTGCTCAAAATCTAAATCACCTCTTAAAGGAACATAGTTCTCATATATTTCAGTATATTCTTTTCCATCTTTATCAACAAATCTTTCAGGTATCAGTCCACCTTGCCTTCTTTCTTGATTTGTGTTTTGTACTATTTGTTGGGCAAAAGATATTATGTTATTTAATTTTGTGCTTTCTGTATCTGATAAAGTTTTTGACCAATCTAAAATTCTATTAGCTTCGTTGGTATGCATTCCTGAAGCTATATCATTTCCTAGGTAATCGTTTCTTTCTTTCGCATGCGAAGCATAAAGGATGGCATCTGCTAATGCCATTTTTTTACTAGGATATCTGCCATCAGTAGCAGTTTTGTAAAAATTAGAAAGGTTTGAAAGTTCATTTAACTTATCTTGGCTTACATTTAAAGAGTCAATTACTTTAATCATAGGCTCAAAAAATTCTTTTTGTGACTTGTCTACTTTTGCACCGGCAACTCCATGAAACAACTCTTCTTGCATATAAGTATCTATAGAATCAGATATATTAAGACCTTTATCTCTCAAGCCATCCATCAATGCACCTATCGGCAAAAATCTATCTTGTATTTGAATTAATAAATCTTGAGACTTTCTTCTTAATGTTTCTTCATCTACTCTACCTGCGGTAAAAACATATCCTATTTTAGTTAAAATTTTTGATAGATTGTCGTATCTTATCTTTTGTCTTGTTTGGTTAATGCCTTCATTAACAACCTCACTTGTAGGAGTTGCTTGTTGATTCATGATTGGAGCACTAATACTAGAATAACTATATTTCTTTTCTGAAGGATAAGCTGTTCTTATAACATAAACATCTGACTTCATTGGAAGTGATGTTGGGTCTAGCGGCGTTCCTTTTGGCACAAATTTTAATGGCATAATTAACTGATAATTTCTTGGGCCATTATGTGGAGTTTTATTAAACTCTAATCTTATTCCTGTGCTAGGCGTATCAACAAGGTTAAATCCATTATTAGTGCCTTTTGTTTGTTGATAAAATGCCTTAGCTAAATTATCATAGAGCAGTTTGCGTAAATTATTATATTTAAATATTTCTAATAATTCTTGCTCATGACTTTTTCCTGTCTCATCTCTGATAGCAGTAATATGTTTTTCTCCATATCCACTGTAATCGTTTTCTGCAACTTTCTCATGATCTCCCTCTACATATAAAACAGGTATTGTCCTACCTCTAGCTTGAATCATTCCATAAATATATTTCCTAGCATTGCCTTCATCCGCATATATATTGCTCTTTAGTTCTTGAGGTATCGGTATCATTGAGAATTGTTGTTCCTCAATGGTTTCGTTAATAGCTCTTATCTCTTCTTCTGTAGATTCGCTTAGAAGATCATGACCTTCTAATTCTTCTGTGGTGTACTCTCTTTTTTGGTGTCCAACATTTTTTTCAGGCTCTCCAGTACTTCTAACAGCTTGTTGTCCGGTATCTGGTTTACCAAGGCGTCTGTCTCTGTCTGCCGCGGGAAGTGCTTGTCCAATGGTTTCTTCATCTCTACCTCTCTTTCTTAAAAATTCTACAGCCGCATCTACATAGTCATTGTCAGATCCTTGGCCCGGAGCAACACCTATGCTTTTAAATAAACGTTTTTCTCCATACCAAAATACAGCTTGAGCATCTGCTATCGTAATAGTCCTATTGCTTCTTCTTGGTGTGTTATTATACTCGCTTACAACTTGTCTTATAATACTTCTAAGCGTTTCTCTTTCTCTGCCTCCTCTTGGTGACTCTGCTAATTGAGGATTAATATTTCTTGCTAAAGATGCAGTAGCCAATATAAATTCTGATTTCTCAGGAAGACCATCTTGACCTAATTTTGAAAAGTCTCTTTGATAAACTCTATCTACAGTCAAAGAAATAGCATCAACATCATCTGGATTTTTTAACAAGTCAACACCATTTTCCTCAATTGCTTGGGACAATCTTGACTTATCATCATCTGTGCCAGATTCTATAACTTTTTGAACAGCCTCTTTAACTCTGTTTCTTGCTTTAACCATAGTTTTTTCTGTTGGTATAATAAATGGATGACCTGTAATTCTATTTACAAATCTCATAAACCATCTATCCATTGTTAGATAAGAAAAATCTCCAGCTAAATTTTGATAAAAAGAACCAATTTTACTTCCAAATATGAATGAAGCAGGAACTTCAGTGCCAACATTCTCAGTTGTAATTTTTGCTTTTAATTGTTTTAAAATAGGTAAATTATTTATTTCACCTACTGTAGTTTTTGTATCTAAGAATGTCTTTATCTCAGTATCAGACATCTTCATATTGCTTTTCATTAAGTTATATACTTTAAAAGACTTAATCATTCCTGATGCTTGTTTGCCGTATCCTTTTTCTAAAAGAAGACCAGTTCTTTTCCAGTTTTCAAATTGCTCTGCTAAAGCTTGGTTCTGTTCTTTTACAGCTGCTCCGTTAGAAGATATTGCTATAATTAAATTAAACACAGACTCTGCATTCTTATCTGTTTTGATCTCTGGGTATTCTAAAGCATATAATTTCTTAGCTTGATCAAATGTCTCTTTGTACCATCCTATAGCAGAATCATCTGCATCAACATATGCATCTAACTCCATCTTCATGGCTTCTACTATAAGCTTTCTATCTTCTGGGTCATTTATATTAAGAGTTACACCACCTCTTTCCGCTTGAATCTTTTTTATTGCCTCAACCATTTTAACACTGCCAATTTTAGCAATCTGTTCATATTGACCTTTATTTTCGCCTTCAGTTATAAATTTGTCTAATGCAGTTAAATCTTTTGGATTTATTCCTTTAATTGATGAATATAAAAATTCTTCTTTAGGAGCAAATGTTGGATTTTTAGCCATTACAAGCGGACCCACTTGTATGACTCTCTCAGCAGACATCACTGGTTGTGTAGTTGTTCTGTCATAAAAATATGAATGTCTCTCTGGGTCAAAGCCTACTTGCACAAAGGATGGGTCGTTTAAAGCGGATTGAGCCTCTGTAAAAGCTGTTTCTGGAGATACCTTTTGTAGTTCACCCTCTATTGTAGCAAAAGGCCCCTTTTCTGCGCCCTGAGCTATTCTAAACCCAATTCTTTGAGCGCCCTCTGATGGTCTTAATGTAGCATTATTTACTACCGCTACGCTTTCATGTGACAAAACTTTATTTGATGCATCATGAATAGTAGGAACCCATACGCCTTTACCAGTATATGCTGGTATATCTAGTCTTAATTTTACTGTAGTTCCATCAGGTATATCATTTATTTTATTTAATTTTTCTACTTTATTTTTTGCTAAAGCACCTTTCATTTGCTCTACTGTTGCAGGCTCTGGCACTGTAGTATATGGAACAATAGGCTTTACTTTATTAACTAATTTATCATAAGTATCGTAATCTATTTCTCCATTTGCAAGCTTCTTTGCGGCCTCTTGTAAGTCATCAACTCTCTTTGTTACATCTTTAAATGTTTGCTTTATTCTTTCAATATTACCTTTTTCTGGCTCTATATAACCAGCAACAATACCAGCAGTACTATATTTTTTTTCGCTTGTTATATTCTGTTGTCTTTCTCTTCTTCCTATTTGTCTTTCTATATCTGTTGTGCCTATGTCTTTAAATATGTCTCCAGCACTATTAAATCCAACCTCTTTATGTGCTGTAAATAAACCTTTAATAAAGCTAAGAATTTTTTGAAATATTGTTTTAGTCTTAGGTTTAAGCTCAAGTTTACCATCAGCAAAATCACGATACATTTCTGCAACAGCTTCCTCTAATTTTTTTGAGTCAGTAAGCTTTTCATTCATTCTTACCGATCTATCTAAATAAGTATACTTTCTTGTAACAGGCTTTCCATCTATCATCATGACGTATTTGGTTTCTTTTGCAGCATCTGTTAAAGTTTTCCATTCTGCTTCGGTAAAAACACCCATCTCTTTCAATGCGTGAATTATCTCATGATTCATAACTGAACCAAGTCTTTGCTGAAGATCTGCTTCTGATAGACTTGGGTCATATATTTCCATAGCTAAAGCTATTGTTTTATTACCAAATACACCTTCGTTTACTTCTCCTGATGCAACTTGTTGTTGTGGGTCAAGACCATCTTTAGTTACAATATTGCGAAAGTCTAAAGCAATATCACCCAAACCAATCGCTGTTAACTTTTCTCTTAAAGCCTTTTGAACTTTAAATTCTTTAGATTTATATTCATCTGTCTTTATATTTGCATTGTTAAAGGCTGTTTTAGCTATGATAGGGGGTACTATTTGGCTTGCCTTGACTGATTCTGTGCCAAGCTTCTTTTTCGCCTCTCCTGAAAGTGTGCGCGCTTGTTTAGATATGCCATCATATGCCAATGTTAAGTCTGTAATTTGACCTTCTAAATCAGAAACATCTTCTTTTGTTTCTAGTTTTTGTTTTCTTTGCTTATGAAGAGCATCCATTTCTTTCATTATAGTTTTTGCTCTAGCTTTTAACTGTTCTGCTTTTAAACCTATATCTTGAGCCATTGTTGTGGTTGATACAAATTTGCCTTTTTTCTTTTTTATAACTCCATTTTGTAAAAGCTTATCTCTAATTCTGTTTATCTCAGATTGTTTAATTGTTTTTTGTTGTTTTGTTTTAAGAGCCTTTCTTGCAGAGCCCTGATTAAACACACCCTCTAACTTTGTTTTATCTTTAACTTTATTATAATTTACATCAGCAGGATCTGCGTCTAAATCCCTTGCTCTATTAAGAGCAACATCTAAATCATCTTGACTTAATGTTTCATCTGTAACAACAACATCTGGTCTGTTGTCCATGACTTCTTGCTTTATATGATCTGGTAACAAAGATAGAGTTAAAAACTTCGCTTCTGGATCAGATGAATCTTCTATAACCTTCCCTTGTGTTGTGGGTGATGGCAAACCTCTGTTCAAAAAATTTTGTGCATTTTGATTCATAACTCCAGCAGATAAACCAAGAGTTCTTTGATCCTGATCTAGTTGTGTAGTTTTAGAGTTATCATCTTCTTTGTTCTTGTCTCCACCAATAATATTACCTGTACTAGAAACTGTACCACCAATAAGACCAGCAGCCGCAGCTACTTCCTTGTATTCGTTTATCGCCTCTTCACTTGTTATAGATTTACCAGCTTGATATCTTTCTAATACTTGTTGGCCTATTTCTGTAGGGACCTCAGTTACAATACCCTTACCAACACCTTTTACACCTCTTGTAAATATTCCTCCACCAGATAAAGCTTTACCTGTAAATCCACTTACTAAAAATCTATCTGCTATAAAATCTAAAGCAGCCTGTGGAAGAGCGGTAATAAAAGCGGCTCCTTCAGATATCTCAAATCTATTACCAGCTTGAACTTCTTCTTTCTGAGCCTCTCTGTTACCGCCGTAAAAAAACGGTAAATTAACACCAATACCACCTATTATAGAGCCCGGAACACCACCAACAAGAAATCCTGCACCAGCACCAGCTAATGTGCTTCCTAACTGCGGAACTTGTTCTCCTAATGTTGATGCTGCCCAATCAAAAAAGCTACCTGTGTCCTTTATATCATCTAATCTTTTTGCATATTCTGCATCTGACTCAAGTTCTTTTCTATTATTTTCTACAATTTCAGTTCCGTAATCTTTGACATCTTCAAGACCTGTAACTTTACCTACACCCTCTATCGCAGAGCCATAAAGCATTTGAATATTATCTATGCCTCTGCCTATACCTTTTGTAAAAAGATTACCATCATCTCCGGGAGTTTCTTCTGGTAAATCTTGTTTACCAATGTTTGCCATATAATTAGATATAGCAAGAGATTCTTCTTCTGTTGGAGTATCTCCGTCTATTTCAAATGGGTATTCTTGACCATCTATTTGGCTTATGGCTCTGTATAAACCCATTATGAACCCATGTATGTTTGCTTAGATATTGGTTTTCTAGCAATTATTCCAGCTAAAGGAAGTAATTGAGAGTTTTGAAATTCAAGATTTTTAATTTTTTCATTAATTTTTTCTTTTTCTTTATCATCAAATATTCCTTCTTTATCAGCAAGTAGTCTAGTTATTTGTGTGTTATTAGAGTTTATTGCAGATAAAGCATCTTTTCTACTAAAAGAGTCCTTGCCCTTTCTTAATTTAGCTCTAGCATTTAACACATCTATTACGCCTTCATTATAACGCTCTTGTGCATCTCTGTAGGCCTGTAGACCAGCACCGGCACCTTCACCTATAGCCCCACCTAATGTTGGCTTATCAGAGGCCATTATAGACAGGCCTGCCTGAGCTATTGCAAGCCATTTATCTTGATCTCTGCTTTTCTTTAAATCTTCTTGCATTGATGCTAATTGATCATCAAGAGTAAGTGGTTGATCTTTGCCTGTGTCATCTTTTGGTTTTGTTTTATTTGCTTCGTTTTGTGCATTTACAATTGAGGCAAACTCTCCAGTAACATTAGCTACTTCGCCTTCTGCTCCGCCAACCCCACCTTCTGTGTCTAATATCTTATCATCAGCTGTATCTAAGGCAGCCTCTTGATCTATTAGATTCTTAAGAGCTTGTTTTTCTTCATATTCTTTAATTTTAGGCCCTTTAAACATATCTAATAATGGTTTTTCTTTTCCGCCAATTTTTTTGCCATAAATATAATCTTCTAAAAATGGTTCTATATTTTTCTTGCCAAAGTTATAAATAGGAGTAATAGGGTCTATATACTCAGATCCCGGTATCTTGGTCGTAAGTATTTTTTCTAATGTACTTTTTTCTTTATCTAATCCTTTAATACGCTCAGGTACTTTTTTGTCATCTAAAGTTCCTGCTTCAGCTGACATAATTCCAGTCTCACCAGAATCTTTGCCATAGTCTTTTTTTGATTTACTTAATATATTTCTCACTTCCTTTTCATCATCTGAACCTGCTGCTTTAATCATTTTATTAATATCATCTTGTGAAAATGGTGAATCTTGTCCAGTTTCAAATTCAAATATTGCCTGCATTAATTTTCCTTTATCTTTTGATAAATCAAACTTTTCATCAGAACCAAGACCTGTTTTTTTAGACAAAAACTTTTTATAATTTTCTATTGATGCTCTTGGATTATCTCCTTCTGGAGCATACCTCTCTACTAAATTATTTATATTATCAATTCCGTATTTAGATCCATAGGTGTTAAGTAATCTAGCCAGAGCCCTTCCACCAAACATTGGGTTTTCAAATGTTGCATAACCTTTATTTGATCCAGTTTCTCCTATAAATCCAGCGCCGGGTCTTATATTACCTAAATTAAAATTTCTCATTCCTAAAGGAAGTCCATTAGCAGCTCTGACCACACCACCCTCTGCCATAGCTTGTGGCTGAACTTGTCCAGCATAAGAGCCTAAACCAGCAAGCATATTTGTTCCTAACATATTTCTTACATTTGATCTGGGGCGACCTTTGCCACCTATCCCAACTTGACCTCTAAAAGGAAAAGGAAAAGGCGTAGCAGGATAAGGCCTAGAGGGAAAAGATGGAAAAGAAGGTGTTATAGGCCTAGGTGTAATAGGAGCGGGTGTTGGCTGTTGTACAGGAACTGGAGTAGGTGCAGTAGCTTGAGGATTTCCTGCATTTTGTATATCTTGTAATAGTCCAGCATTTTGTAATGCAACTCCTTGCAATGCTTTTAAAGAATCAGCATTTGAACTTACACTTTCTGCAATACCTTCTATTAATCCCCCACCTGCATAATAATCAACTTCACCACCCTCTCTCATTTGCATTGGAGGTGTTTTAGGTGCTACAAGTGAACTTTCACTTTTAGGAGCCATTGCCTCTGCCATGCCTGCAATACCTGACATTGGCACTCCTGCGCTTGCTACAGCCTCTTCTGCAACAGTTTGTGTATCCATTGGTTGATTTGCTTGATAATCTTCTTTAACTCTTTTTCTTCTATTTATTTCAGATAACACAAGATATTGAGGAGCATTGCCAGATGGTCTTTGCATTTCATTTATTAGTTGTTGCTCAGAAAAATTTTTTAAATCATCTTGTATTTGTAATATATTCATTATCCTGTTAACCCTCTATATAAACCAAGACCAGCTATACCAGTTCCAAGTGCTTCTTGTATTGGATTATATTGCTGAAACTTTACAGTCTCTGTAGACGGTTGCACTGGTACACCTCTTAGTATTGAAGACAAGAATGTTAAGCTTTCTCTTGGGAAGTCTCTTTGTCTTACAAAGTCTTCGTATGATAAATCTAAACCAGCTTGCTCTCTTGCCTGTTGATCTTTTCCTATCTTTTCTAAAAGCTCTGCTGCCTGTACATCACCTTTTCTTGCCAAGTCACCAAGCTGTGCTAACTGAGCAGACTGTGATGTCAAGCTTTCTCCAGCGGTTATACCTAAGCGTTCTGCTGACTCTCTGGCCGCTCTATCTCTTTCAAACTGTTGTTGTGCATTTTCAAACGCTCTTTGTTGTCCTGTAGCTTGTATTTCACCAAGTCTTCTTTGCAAATCTTCTCCTGCAAGCGCTTGCGCAACAGCCTGTCTGCTTCCACCAAATGCACCAGCTTGTACAGCTTGCGCATCTCTTCCAGCTTGTGCTCTATCAAAATCTAACATAGCTTGAGCTTTTTGGACATCAACTACGTTTTGCATATATGGAGACATATACTGCTGTGCCGCATCACTATCAAATTGACCTGCTTGATAACCCAAACCTTGAGCGGCTCTTCCCATTCCTGCCTTAACACCTGTCATTGCTGTAGGAAGCCCAGCAATGCCTCTGCCTGCTATATCTCTGACGTTTTCTCTTGAAGACAATAAATCAGCAGACTCATCAGCAAGTCTTTGTCCTTCATATGGCGTATACTCTCTTTTGGACTCAGACTCAGCCCTCTTCATCATATCTACCGCATATGGCTCAAAGTATTTAGGAAGGTTACTTTGAACTACGGTTTGTTCTGTTGGTTGTGGTCTAGATCTTCCCTTACCCATCTTTTAACTCCATTCTATAAGCAATATATTCTGGCTCCCATTTATATTTCTTTAACACTTTAGACCATGCCTTTCTTCCGTATCCCTCAAGATGCTCACATCCACAGTCTTTTGCAAAACTATTAATCTTTTCTAATACTAAAGGCAACCAGTCATTCATTCTTTTACCACCAACCCAATCTAGTGCCATAGCTTTTTTGCTTGGATACTCTATTATTCTAGTTGTTATTGCGGCTATCACCTTGTCATCACCTTTATCATCTATTACCAACCAAAGACTATACAAGCCCTTAGTTAAATCATGGTATATATCATCTATATGATATTTACCTTTGCTAGTCTGTATTGCTTTATTTAATAGTCCACTAGCATCTGCCCATACAATGTCTAATGCATCCTTTGGAACTGCTGTACAAATCATGCAGGCAACATCATTTCATCTGGTATATCTGGTGGTTGAGTTTTACCACCTGTTCTTAGCTCTCTAACTCTATCCATCATACTTTCTAATTTATCTGCTCCAGCATCAGAGGAGCCATTGCCTAATCCGCTAACAACATCTGCTGGAACTACAAACTCGCCATCACTTAATAAAACATCTTGATCAGAATCTGTCATAGATGCAGGTATCATATCATCCATACCGTCACCCATTCCTTTAACCATTCCGTCTGCTTCTCCTGTATTTTCATCAAACTCTCCAGACTGAACTTTATCTACTAAGTCCCTTAATGCATCTTCTCCAAACTTTGCTAAGAACTGACCTAGTATCATTTCTGCATTTTCAGTATCACCCTTAATAGCATCCACTGCCGCATTAATTAATTCTTTGTCATTCATTTCACCTTCAGGCATCATAGAATCGCCTAGATTGACTAATCCGCCTTCTTGAAAGTTAGGTAAAAATCCATAATCAAACTCATCATCTTTTCCGGGTCTGTAGTCATCCATAGGCCTATTTATTTTGCCACTTATAGGAGCTCCTCTTGGGGCAACAAAATCATCTTCTTCTTTTTTCATCATTGGTGGTGGGGCAAATGATGCGCCTAGACCTGTTCCAATAGTTGTGGGTGATCCTAATTTAGATAAAAATGATGGCTCCATACCAGATGATAAAATATTAGTAGCGGAATCTGTTGTATTTAAACCAGTTCTTAAAAATTCTCCTGATCCTTGTCCACCTCCTATAACAGATGGTGGAACAGCCCCTTTTACAGCGCTATCCATCCCTGCCATTTTTACAGCATCGCTACCTGCCCCGCCTAACTGGCCGCCTATAGCCCCGCCTATTCCACCTAATAAACCAGCTTGTAAAGCATCATCTGTTGTTCCGCCTTGCAAAAGAGAGCCTATACCACTTCCAAGGGCTCCAGCTAAAAATGCAGGCATAACTGTTGTGGGTATTAATGCCTGTGCCGCCATTCCTAAGATTGCTGGTAACATTTTACGCTCCTACTGCTTTCATTCTTTGAACTAATCTCTCTGCTCTGTTGGTTACTTGATTGTACCATCTACTGGATTTCATCTCTTGACTTGCACCAGACCAATTCTTTTCTTTTACATTTTCTCTTAGTTTACGAAATTTACTAGTTCTTGTATACCCCATATTAAACATCATGTTACATAAAATATGCTGAACCTCTTCTGGTAGGTCATCAAACTCTTCTATCCATTTTCTGCAATCATCCATACAAAGATTAATATCTTGTTCAAAGAGATCGTTTACACGCTCTTCATCTATCTTAGTACCAACCTCTAGACCATGCTCGGGATCTTCTGGCTTAATTAGGTGGCCTATACCTAGCGTAGGCAGAGAAAGGTGATCAAGGTATATTTCATATTTAACACCTTCATCAGCCGTTATTTCCTCTCTTAAAACATCTATATTCATACTTTTTTCCTTTTAGCTTGTTTAAAGTTTTTTGCAGTAGGAGCTCCTTTTGTTCCTTTTTTTCTCATCTTTTCGCCACTGCCTGCCTTTATTCTTTTTCTTTTAGCATGTATGTTTCTATATAAACTCATTTTGTTAAACCCTTTTGCTTTTCATATGTCCTGAGTCCTCCGATTCCTAGCATGCCACCGAGAACGGTGAGAAGTGTGCCCATATCGAAACTCGGCAAATCTGGTATTGCTACACCAGCAATAGCACAACCAAATATAATTAAATCTTTTAAAATAAAGTGATATAGAAAAGCAATCGCGCATGTCCAGCCCACTGCTGGTCTCCAGCCGCCCTTAAATAGTGAGCCACTAGCGGCTTCTGCTTTGTTAATTTCTAATTGGCCAAGTAAAGCCTCCTGAGCATGTTTTTCAGACATGGTAGCTATCTCGTGAGCTAACTTCGCTTTTTGGTCTTTGTCTTCAATAAATTTATCTAATAACCCAGTAACAGGTCCGATTAGTGCTTGTAACATTACCACAACCTCATTTGTTTATTTACATTTACTAATTTACAATAGCAATCATATTTTTGTGTTTCTTCACCAATTTTAACAGTTTGATTAGCTAATCTATCTTTAAAATAAGTACAATTATTTACATTTGACATATGTAATTGTCCTGCTGGATTACCTGCTAAATAACATAATAGCACAAAAGCTGGTTTCATGTTACCACCTTTACTGTTCCACTGTCATTATATAATGCTCCTGTTTCTAACCCTGATGCAGATGTAGGTAAATCTGTTAAAGTTATTTTTGTAGCTCTTAGCTCACCGGGGTTTCTTTCTTGTGTTATAAATGCCTGCAATGTCCTAACTAAATCTTCCATATATCTTCTATCTATTTGAGCTGGAGGCTCTGGTAATCTTGGGGGTGGTGTATTAACTGAAGCCATTATCTTTTCCCATCTTCTCTTATATCTATTCTAGGCGTTCCCATTTTAAATTTACATCCTAATGCAGTAGATGCAAGTTTAATTGCAAAAGACCTGCCTCTAATTCTATAGTCTAATTTTTCTGTATATTGCTCAACTGGACTTGTTGCTGTTCGAGATGTTGTTGCGTCTCCTGTTTGCAAAAAATCAGAACCCGGAAAATCTCTTGCTTTTACAGTAAATGTAGCATTTGGAGAACTTCCTGTTACAGATCCAGTAAAAGTTAAGTCTGGTATGACTCTTCTTATAGATAAAAACTTATCTCCATCTCCTATGTCCATTACAGAAGATTCTACAAATGAAGACATTGCGCTTGTATCATCGTCAAATCCAGATTCATGATTAAATAAATTAGGGCTGCCTACTGCAATAGGAAATGTTCTAACACCTCTATCTATCCATGCAGTTCTAGTTAATGTTCCATAATACCATACTTGCTCAACATAGTTCCAAATTACATATCTATTGTTTTCAGAAGAGTCAGCAGAAGGATAAAACCACCAAACTTCCCCAAACTCTGAATTAATGCCTGCAACTACTTTATCTCTTTCTTCTAAATTAAAATCTAAAAATACTTTATCTTTTACTGTGCAAGGCAGTTGTTGAGTTTGTCCAGCATGTGTATAAAAATTGTCTATCCCCATCCAATATACAACATCTTCAGTTGCTATAGCTGATGCTGGTGACATTATTGTAATATTAGATGCAAGCTGCGATATACCAAATGTAAAGGGAGGTCCTATAAACTGCATTGAATGTAAAGATTTATCTGTATAAATTAATATCTCTCTTTTAGTCTCAACAGCTTGTACAAATGTTGAACCTGCACCTAATCTTAAATCTCCTGCTGTGTTTGTTGTGGTTGGAAACCAGTCTACTGGATTTTCTTGACTGCTAAATCTAATAAGTAATGGATCTTGTATACCGTTACCTTGAGCAGCGCTACTGCTAGCATTAATAGCATCACAGCCAAAAGCTATAACATGACGATCTATATCTGAAACTAATACCTGTTTAGCAATTGTAGGGACACTTTTTTCTCCGCTAAATAAAGTTGTGGAACTTAACTCTACAGCTCTTGCACTTGTTCCATCTGTTTTATCCCAATAAAATATACCACTATCTCTAGGGTTAATTAATAAATCTTCTCCAAAATTATCATGTGACCATGTTCTTATTTGCGCTCCAGCAACTGTAACACTAGCTGGATCACCCCATCCAACAAAATCATCAGAAGTTGCTGCGTTTCCTACTATTAAAAATACGGTCGTTCCATCTGCATGAGTTGCAGCTGCCGTTCCTTCTTGCGCTCTTGTAACTGTGAGATCATTTGTTGATACATTGGTAACTTTTAGTATTTCTTCTTCTATTAAAATAAAATCATTAGCTACTATTTGATGGCCCGGATTTGAACTTGCTACTGTTAAAGTTGTATCTGAATTAGAAAAAGTACCGCCTTCATTTATTGTTGTAGATACCGCTCCGCTTGTTGTGCCGCCATATTGACCAGCACCAAAACCAGTTCCACCAACAGTGTTATCTAAACCTGTATTAATTTGATAAACTGCACTAGAAACATTAATCGTAGCAGTTATATTTGAATTAGATGCAGAAGCATTTGCACTCATCTCAAAAGTTGTCCCGTCTGTAATTGAGGCTATAGTCGTTCCAGAAGGAATGCCAGTGCCACTTATAGTTCCTCCTGCAATCAGTGTTGCAGTTGAATCCATAGTAACTGTGGCATCTCCATTAGTTGTATCCACTGTTGCATCTGTAAAGGAGCCATTACCAGTATCAGATGAATTAGCTGTTACACTTAAAGTAATTTCATACTGACTAGAAGAAACAAATCTTGTTATTTGATGTTCTGCATTTAATATTGCTGCTGTTACATTGCCACCTAAACTTGAAGCACCAGAAAAAGTTACAAAATCATTCGCAATCGCACTATGCCCTGCATCTGTTACTGTTACTATGTTAGAGTCAGTTGTTGCTGAAAAAGTTACCTCTCCAGCACTTGTGGTACTTCTGATAGGAGTAATATCATTAAACTGCTGACCTTCTTCAATATAATATTTTAAATGACTTCCAATACCTAAAAAATCAGATCCATCTAATGCAACCCAATTATGCAGTCTTCTAGCTGACCCTTGATATGTGTTGGAACTATATTTAGACCACCCACCTAATTTTTCTGGATATCCATTTCTAAATCTAATTTTATCTCCGTCAACATACCCATTTTCATTACTTAAAGAAGTTATATCTCTATTAATTCCGGGTTTAAATTTTAATGTTGTAAATGCCATTAATCTATTGCTCCATCTGAGGAACGAGTTCCAGTATACCCTTGTGTTGTAAGGTCAACTGTTCCTGTTCCATTATTAAATTTAGCTAAAGCATACGGATGACTATTGCCATCATTACCAGAAATTGTCATTGTTATATTGTAAGTGCCATCAGTTGTGTTTGATGCTGTTGAAGTTGCAGTTGCTCCAGAGTTTACAGTAACTCCGTCAAACGGATCAGCACCACTTAACACACATGCAATATTTAAATTATTTGTAAAAACAAAAGATCGATCATTACCACTTCTAATAAATCTAAACCAAAATCTTCTTGTGAAAGTTAAATTACCATAACCTGCCTCATCTTGAGAGGGTCCAACACTAAACATGTTATAAAATCCTATTTGATGCTTATTAGCTTGATGACTATTATGATTGCCTCCTAAACCACCAAACCCCATTTGAGAATAAACTGTGCTTGAACCAATATTGGCATATTCATCCATTCGCAAACCTATAGTTGTATTCGCAACTGTTGCAATGTAAAGTTGATAATTATAACTAGCAGGAGACGATGAACTCGTTGCAGTGTCTCCTATAAAAACTGGCGTTCCACCATTTGTGTTAAAAGTGTTTCCTGATGATACAGAAGTGTCTGAAAAAATAGTTGAAGCATTAGGTGTAGATCCACCAATTGTTGTTACACCTGAATCAATATCTGAACCAGTATAAGCAATATTCGCAAATCCCCCCGAGTTACTTGTGCGAGTAAAATCTTTATATTTTTCTACTGTTAAATCTGTTCCAACGTTTGAAACAACAATAGTAGATGAATCAGAATTAGCAAAATTAGTAGTTCCTGTATGAGTAGCGTCTGATTGAGTTAAAGTAGAAGTCTTTAATGTTGACTGCACATTACCAGAGCCTTTTAATTCCAAAGCAGTGCTTGAGTTTTGTGTTAAAGGTGAACCAGCTGAATTTAATAAAGTGTTTCCGCCTGTATCTAATATAATTTTTTTATGAGAAGAATCATTATTCATGGTTAAGTTACCACTAATATTTTCTCCTAGTTTAAAATATTGAAGAGGAAGTTTTGATTTTGCTGTACCAGCTATATCATTTAAAATACCTGAATTACTGTCAACTGAAGATTGAGTTATCTCTGTAAAACCTACGTTAGATACTAAAGGTATAGACATCTCTCACCTAAAATTTAACTGTTTCTGTAAATGAAAAATTCGTACCATTAAATATTCCCAAAGCAAAATCTACACTATCTCCTAAAGAGAGACCTGTTGAAACATTTCCTCCAGATAAAGCTGCACTTCCATCGCCAGCGTTCCAGTTAATTGTCATTTTATTTGCGGAAGTTTTTTTATCTATAATGACATATTGTCCAGCTACTAAATTATTAGTTTGTACATTTATTTGTTGAGTATTACTAGAAACTATAACTTGCTGATATACTGATGTAGCTTTAGTTGCAATTACATCTAAAGCGCCGGAGATTGTTTGAACTGATTTTACTTCAACTAAATTTGAATTAATGTAAGTACTTAAATCAGTTACAGCAGCTTGTACCATTGTGCCATCATCATTTACAATAAGTCTATCTGCGTCAACTATCGTTGTTGAAGTTGCTGAATTTCCTCCATCAACTATATTTAACTCTGCTGCTGTAGAGTTTACTTTTGTTCCACCAAAGCTAAATCCATCTAACAAGTCAGTTACTTTAGCACCAGATCCTTCGCCATCTGCAAAAATTAATCCTTTTGATCCAGTTGGTATAGATACATTTCCACCAGATCCTTGTGTAAAAATTGCAGTTTGACCAGAATTATTGTGTACAAAATACATTTTATCTTGATTATTAGGTGATATTGTAATTGTATTTGTTCCTGATGGTGATCCACCTAATATTAAAACTTTATTACCTCCATCTGACAAAACTCCATCAGTGGTTGTTAAGGTGTGCGTTGTACCAGATAATGTAATAGTAGCAACGCCATTAATTGCTCTGTCAAAAATATCAAAGTTTAAATTAGTTGTTGTTCCCCAAGTTCCGGCTTGTTCACCAGAACCTATTTTTTCTACTCCTAAATTTAATGTGTAAGAACTTGGCATATATCCCTCTTTAATTTATTTCTGTATAAGTTTCTGCACCAGTTGGCGTTATTTCTGTCCATGTCTCCGTACCACTTGGAGTTATTGTTACATATGCTTCAACCCCACCATCACTTGCTATTATATCTTCATATAATAATTCACCTAAAGTAGACTTTAAGAAAGCTAACTCTTGGCTAGATATTCCTACTGCTATCTTAATACTATTTGCTGTTTGTGTAAACTCTCCACTTTGATCACTTACACCTAATCTTAATCTCACACAACTAGAAGTTTCTGTAAAATCGCCTGATATTTCAGCAGAAGAACTAACTATTTTTGTTCCAATACTTGTTTCTGTAAACTCTGCACTTTGATCGCTTGTGCCTACAGCTACTTTTACTGCATCAGTGGTCTTTGTAAAATCACCACTAATGTCAGCAACACCAGCTAGTATTCCAACACCAATCGCAGTCTTAGATGAAATACCGCTCATGTCAGCAGAAGTTATTGCTATTTTAATTCCATCTGTTGTTTTAGTAAAATCGCCACTTATATCAGCAGAGCTTACGCCTATCTTAATACCATCTGTTGTCTGTGTGTTAATAAAGCTTATGTCTGCATCACCAGAAAATGTTGCATTACCTACACTTGTTTGTGTGTTGTTAAAGCTAATATCTGCCGAAGTAATAGCTATCTTTATGCCTTCAGTAGTCTTTGAAAAGATTGCACTTTGATCTGATGAAGATGTTCTAGTCCTTACTCCTACAGAAGTTTGTGTATTATTTGACAGAAACTCTATTGCAGAAGTTCCTGCTGCGATCTTTATGGCACCTGTATCATCAACAAAGTTACCACTTATATCTGCAATACCTGAGAGTATACCCACACCGACAGATTGCTTAGAAGCAATGCCAGACATCTCAGCAGAGCTTACACCTATTTTTATAGCAACAGAAGTTTCTGTAAAATTAAAACTTTGAGTTGAAACACCAAAAAATACAGAGCCGAAAGCACTAAAAGGCTGTGCTGCAAAGGCGTTAAACCCTAACATTACTCAGCATCCGTTGGTTTAGTTGGAAAAGCAAATCCTTTGTCATCCATGCTTTTTCTTACCTCATTGGTGGGTAATTTATCTATATGTTCCATTACACACCTATCAATGCACTAATTTCATCATCGTCTAAACCAAGTGCTTTAAGTTTAGTTATTGCAGATGCCTTTTTTGTTGCTTTAGTTTTTTCTGCGTTTTCTAATTCAGCTTTTTTATTTTGTATTTGTTTCCATGTAACACCAAAATCTGCTTCTTTAGAACTTAATATGGCTCTACCATTTTTATCTTCTCCAAGTGATTTTTTAAACATAGACTTAAATTCAATTTCATTTGTAGGCTCTCCAAAGATTGCCCATTCTTTAATGCCCAATTCATGTAATGCTTCTTGTATTGTTGCCATTTTTTTTAACCTAATATTTCTTG